AACAGCAACATCAGACTTTAAAGCAGTAACAGATTCTTCTGTGTTTTTGCTAGCTGCTTCTGCTGATTTTTGAATAGCTTCCCAGTTTTTATCCCAAACTGTTTCAAAAGCTGTAGAAATATCGCCAGCTTTAAGGAGATTTTCTTGTAAACTATCAGAAAAACTTGCCATTCTTTCTTCAAAGGCTTTTTGCTCATCTGCTGAAAATAAAGTAGCAAAAGGTGACATTTGCGCTTTGTTTATTTTAACTAAAAACTTTTGAAAGTTAGCAATTTGCTCTTCTCGTTTAGCTAAAGTAGCCTGTTCTGCAGCAGTTATGTCTTCATTAATTTTTACTATATTTTCTTTTTGCTTTTGTATTTCACTTGTTAGTGTTCTCATATCATTTATAATATTCCCACTTTCTAAAGCAGGAACTTTAAACTTTTGAGTTAGTCCTATTTTTTCAAATTCTGTGTTAGCAATTGAAACCGCTGTTTTAAGCTCTTTATATGCATCTGATTGTGCAAGGATAATTTTATTTCTGTCTTTATCAGTAGCCATATTATTAAAAGCTATCTGAACAGAATCTTCTTGCGCTTTTCTTAGATTGTCATAAGCTGTTTTTAGATTAGAAAGAATAGTAACTTGATTTTTATAAAAACCCTTTTGTGCAGTAAGATCGCTTTTGTTGATAGCTTGGTTTATTTTATCAACTGCTCTAGCATAGCTTTCTGCTCTTTGTTTTGCTTTTTCTATTTGATTTTGGTTATCTTCAAAAGCTTTACTGATAGCCCAAATAGCTGTTGTTATTAACAGTAAAGGACCTACTTTTCCCATAGTAGCTAATGCTATTTCTAAACCTTTAGCTGATATTGCCGCTGTTATTAAACTAACATTTAATACTGTCAAACCAGCTGTTGCTTGATAAATATGTGTGATAAACCCAGCTATTTTAATAATTGCAAATGCAATAGCTAGGGCTTTAATAATATCAATTGCATCTTTAAGTGACCCGCCCAACATAACAAAAGCAGTAGTTACAGCAGCAATAGCAATGCCAATAGCACCAAACTTTAAAACAAGCAAAGGAAGATTTTTAGCACCTAAAACTTCTGAAATTGTTGCAAAAGCTGCGAAAACTTTTAACAGAGAACCAACTATAATTAATAGTGGACCCATAACAGCTAAAGCAGCACCAATATAAAATACCCATTTTTGCGTATTGGTTGAAAGTTTGCCGAACCACTCGAAAGTTTCAGCTACATTTTTAGCTAAATCTTGCATGGCCGGAGCTAATTTTGCTCCAATAGAAATAAAAACATCTTGAATTCTGTTTTTAACTAAAATTAGTTGAGATTTAAAACTTTCAAGTTGTTTTTCTGCTACGTTTTTAGTAGTTCCGCCAGCACCTTCTAAAACTTTTTGATAGTTTCTAATTTGATCTGAAGTCCCCATAAGTTGAAGGATAAACTTTCCTACAGACCTTGTAAGGCCTAATTGTTCAAGCGTTAAAGCTCTTTCAACGTCAGACATTCCACCAATTTTTGTTTCTAAAACTTCAACAACATCCGCTAAATTTTTCATCTTGCCTGTAGAATCAAAAATTTCAAGATTTAACTTAGACCAAATACCGTCTGTGTTTCTAGCTGCGGCTCTAGAAATATCTTGTAAAACAATAGTTAAAGCTTCGCCTGCACGTTTTCCTTTTAATCCCTGATCGGCAAACACTGATAAAACTGCTGCTCCTTCTTCAACGCTTTTATGGAATGTTTTAAGAGCAGAAGCAGCTTTTGATGTTAAAGCTTCAGCAAACTGTCGAACTGTGCCGTCCGAAAGAATAGCTGCTTTAGTGAGTACATCAGAAACACGAGTCATATTCTGCATTAATTGCGTGGAGTTTTTAGTTTTTAAGCCTAAAGCAGAAACAGAGTTCATCAACATAGAAGTAGCTTCTTCTAAATTGAACATACCTGATTGAGCAAATCTAGTAACAACAGGTAGAGCAGCTATAGACTGTTGAGCGTTCAAACCAGCAGAAGCAAGAAAATAAAAGGCATCCGCAGCTTCTTTAGCCGAGAAAGTAGAATTTTTAGCCATTTCCCTAGCCGCACTAGACATTTTATTTTTCATTGAATCAGAAACAGTGCCCATAATGGCAAGGCTCTGGTTCATAGCATCATCAAATTCAGAAAAAGCTTTAACTGCCGTAACACCTAAAGCAGCTATAGGCAAAGTGACCATAACTGTCATCATACGACCAGCATTACGCATTTTATTACCCATAGAACTAAGTTCATTACCTAGTTTACCCATAGTAGATTGGGCGCCTACCATTGCTCTATTAAACTGTGCTGTGTCTGCTGTTAACCTAGCAGCAATAGTAAACGTAGTAGACATATAAGCCTCTTAGCGTCTTGACCGAGTCTTTTTATGTTGGCCTTGTGCTTTTTCTTGTTCTATACTTCTTTGTTTAAAAACTAAACGCCACTCTGTGATTTCTTCTGAATCTAGTTTGTTTAAAAGTTCTTTAACAGTCATAGAGAGATGAGAGGCAAGTTCAAAATAGAACCGCCTCTCGCCTCTCATTATTCGTTTCCCAGTTCTTTCTCCGCATCCTCAGTTAAACCAGAAAGATCAAGCGAAATTTTAGCTATTCGCTCAATTGCACGGCCTGATTTCATCATAAGAACTTCTTTGTCTTCAGGAGTAAATACAGGTTCATTTGTTTCTGGGTCATAAAGAGTGTTAATTACAAGGTCTGGGTATAATTTAGAAAAGTTAATCTTTCCATCACCGTCTGATTGGTCTTGTAAAAACCTAGCTCTTTCTACACCGTTCATTCCTCTTACAAGCACTTTTTCGCCCCATTCAGGAACATCTAAATCTTGTACTGGAATATCGTCTTTGATTAGGATACGGTCTCTAAGTGACACTAATTGCTCCTTGGTTGTTTAAGGTCATTAAGACACATTTACACACACTAACAAACTAAAATTTAGAATGTTGTCCTAGTTATAGCGCCAGAACATTGAAAATCTGAACTAAAAGAAATGGCATCTCCTACAGAGCCAGAAAGTTCATAACTTGTAATAATACATTCACCTGTGTATTTAACATTGCCTGTAGCTGAACCGTAAGGTCCATAAATAAAAGTGCTTGTCGCTGACCCAGTACTAGTTGTAAGACCATTTAAAACAGTGTCGGGACCTGTTGTAGCAGTAGGATCAAATAGACCGCTTACTGATAGTGTTGAATCAGTTAAACCTCGAATATAGGTTTTCTTAAAACTTGCTGCTCCGAAAGTGGTTGTTTCTGAAGTTTCAATAGGCTGAGAGAAACTTACATCATTTAAGAAATCTGAAAGGTCTCTTGCTGTACCACCTGAATCAGTAATTGTAAAATATGCATCTTTACTATGCTGGAAGGCCATCATTATCTCCTTGAATTATTTACGTGCGAATCCGATATTTATTACAGCAGAAGCAGTCCCTTGGAATGTTATAACAGAACGTGTAAATTGATTAATTGTTCCTGTTCCTGCTGTAAACTGTCCTGAAGTAGCTGATTTAGCTACATTGGCAAAAAGTAAAAGATCAGCCCAAACGGAATTATCTGAACTGTGTTGAATTTTTGCACTTGCAGAATTTGTATGAATGTTTGATGTTACATGCAAGGTTGCTGCATAACCATTTGTGGTTGTTGTAGCAAAAGCACTGCTTAAATCAATTGCAGTACCAGTAACAGTAGAAGAGTTAGCTGATTGTGCTCCTGATTCATGAAGCCAACCATGAAACACACCGGCATCGGCTTGAAAATCAGCAGAATCACTAACTGCATCCCCTACAGAACCAGTAACCTCATAACTTGTAAGAAGACCTTTTCCAAGCATACAACGGTTACCATCAGTTAACCCTTCTGGCACTATGGTTAAACTAGCCGCTGAATCAGAAGTAACCATTGTGTTTAAAACAACGTCTGGCCCTGATGTAGCTGTAGGGTCATATAAACCACTTAGGCTTACTACAGAATCACTTAATGCTCTTATATAGGTTTTCTTAAAACTAGCTGCGCCAAAAGTTGTAGTTTCTGATGTTTCTGTAGTATGACTTATTGATGCATCATTAAAATAAGCTGAAAGATCATAATTATCAACTAAAACCGCATAGTTTCTGCCATGTTTAAAGGCCATGTTTTATTCCTTTTTTAATTTTGAATCAGCGTTAACTGTAAGAGTTAAAGTATCTTGAACTTCTTCAATATGCCCTTGTTCTAAAAGCCAAGGAATTGAACCATGAGGAATATCGTTTACTATATTGCCTGGTGCAACATGCTTTTCTTCGAATGCTTTAAATGGGGTATAGCTTAGACCATTAAGAACTAGATAATTTTTCTTTGCCATAAAACATCTCCAAAAGCTAATCGGTACCAATCATGCTTGCCTAAAAGGAGGGAATTTATGGCTACATAAGCACAATTGGTCACAAAGGACAACTTAAATCTTAATATAATTATACTATATATTTATAAAGTTTGCTAGTAGTTTATACAGCTTGCTAGTGTTATTCTTGTACTATTGTTTTTTTACACCGTGGACAGTTAAAACTAAAAGGTGTTGTAACCATAAGGGCCAACAATTTATTACATTTAGTACACCTGTAATTTTCTAGTGTTTTGTGTTGATCAATAGATTTTTGTGTTATATCAAACGTTGTATAAAATTTATTAGGTAGCAGTTCCAATGTTTTCACCACAATCATGACATAAAATAGTTGTCCCTGCAAAAGTTTGAAGTTCTATATAATTAATATGTTGGCAAGGCCCTGCTGGTTTTGTATCTTGTAAAACTTGTGTATTCTTGCTATTTGTGTATTCTATTGATCGTCTGCTGCTCTGAGAAAGCACTAAAGACTCACATATTTTTATGTGGTAATCAAATATTTCTTTATCTGGTTTATTTGTAGAAAGTATTGCAAATATTTTATTGATTTCTTGAAGAGAACCTAAAAGTGTTAACTCATCATTAGTAGTTTTACAAACGTTAACTGTTTTAGTTATACCTTTTTCTTCTAACTTGTCTCGCAAACTCATTAAAACCAAACTTCATAATTAGTGGCAATTAAAAATCTATCCTGGTTGTCAATATCAATAGGAACAGGAGAGCTAACTAAACTAATATTTAAATAATTAGTTCCATTTACTGTTTGGTTAGAAAGCCCTGCGATAGCGGATAAAGCACTTTCTGCTTTACTTCTAGGTGTTGCATAATCTCCTCTAGAACCTCTGCAAACAATTTGTACTCTTGGTTTTCTTATAGCAGCGGCATTTGTACCGAAAGTTTGTGCTGGTTCAAACCCAGAATATTCATAAAGAACAACGCAAGCATCAGGCGAATTAGGCATTCTTCCTATAAACAAAGTAGCACTAGTAGAAGCAGAAGATCCTAAAGTTCCTACGCTTGCTGAAACTAATTTAGCTGCTATATCATTTAAAAGAGCCATTAATCTGCCCCAGCTTGTAGTTTTTTAGCTAACAATTCTAATTTTGTTTTAATTTGTAAAGGTAAATTTGGTGCTAGACGGTTTGTGGGATCTTCAAGATATTTAGCTTTTGTGGGAGAATTATGTTTAGGACCAATAATCTCATGAACCGCTTGGGCATAAAATACAGATTCATTGCCATAAGTAATTTGTGCAAAATAATTATTTTCTGATAAAGCATTCTGTTTAAATACTTGTACAGAAGCTTTTAATGCGCCTGGTTCACCGCCGTGACTACCATCTACAGAAACAGGAACTTCTATTTGGCTTTCTTCTTTAATTTTATCGATAATCTCATTTGCAGAATCTCTTGCAATAAGTTTGCCATCAACACCTAAACGATTAAGCGCTCTAGTAAACTTTCTTAAACCTCTAACTTGCAAATTAGGACTAAGTTGTTCCCAAGCCATTATATTGTGTTCTTTCCTAAAATGTCACCATAAAAAATAGCTGTATGGTGATGCCCAATATTATCATGTACATAATCTATTAAAAGAACTCTAACCTGTGTACCATCTGGCAAAGTTAATTTATCTTCTGTTGTAATAGTAGCAGGAGCACCATAAATATAAATAACACCCCTAATTGGAACATCAATACCAAAATTTTCTTTTCTATCATGTATTACTTTCCCGCCTTGTCTAATATGACAAGAATAAGCAGAGGCAGAAGAAGACCAGGTTGGGTTAGCATAATCATCATAACCAGTTCTTGCATAAACATTAACTGTATTGGGCATTAACTTCTTAAATTGACCTTCAATAGCCATTATTCATTTCCAAAATCGCTAATCCAACTAGGATTGTTNTTTGTATTACGATAATTATCATTNAGCCCAACAGAAAAAGCATTAGGTGTGCGGTCTGTATCATCTTCAACAGATTGAGCATCAGAAATAGAAATACCGCCAGCATAAGGAAC